GCTGGCATATACCAGCACCATGACATAGGCCAGTAACGAAATCAGGGGACGGTGTGTCGCATCACCGCGTCGGTAAAACATCAGAACGATGACTATCACCCCACAAATTACGGCATTCAGAACTGCAGAAGGGTCATTTGCTACCATTTGATCCCCCTCCCCTGATACGAGAAAGAATACTGAACAGGCTGTTCAGATCCTGACTGTTAAGAAAAGTGAGAAACTTTATACACATTGCAGAAATAATCACTGCGCCAAGTGCATCCAGTGGTTTTTCATAATGCGTTATTGCCGCAAGCTTAGTACCTATCAACCCGGCGCCAAGCACTCCCACAATAAATGACGTGATAAAATAAGCGACCAGCCTGATGCGTCCGATGTTGGTTGCCGTGGCGACATAAAATACCGAGCCGGCAAAAGCGCCGAATACCACACCATAGTCGGTTCCGGTTGCCAGACCAAATACACTGGCCCCCATTAATCCACCAGCCAACACTGTCGCACTGGATACAGGTTCGGACATTCATCCCCCTCTGGTTGTGTGGGTCCTCTCAGTTATGAGGGGAAATAAAAAAGGCTGCCTGATGGCAGCCCTGATAAGGTTGAAATCATTTAAACTGGTGATTGTAACGGTCCGGAAAGTACTTCTGCTTCGCCGTTATGGCAGATATCATCGCCCCTTGTCAGATGCCAGATACCAACAATAAGCTGTCCTGATTCCAGATCGTCAACTGTGTCGTTCGTATAGTATGCCACCTGAACAACACCGTTATGCTGAATCCAGTAATACCCTTCTTTCATTCACACCTCCGCAAGACAAAGCAAATAGTATATGGCGAAGCAGAAAATGCCGCGGTGCAAGAAACCACAACTCAAATCCTGTTGTACAGGCTGCTCTTTCCAGTCACAGCCTCACCACCGATAGCTCAGTGTGTGATCAAAGGGGGAAGGCTTCACGGGCTGGATTTATCAACAAAGCACGTAGCGGATGATTCCCGTGAGCCTGAAAATTTAAAAGGCCGCAAAATGGCGGCCCTTAAAATGTGAGAGCCCCGTGAATGCGGGGCTGAATATTATTACTAAACTACCATGCATATGGTATATTTAAAGCTTATTTAATCTCAGATAAGCATCATATCGAGCATTTAACAGGGGAGTTACTCGTTTTTGCACGGATAATGGTGATTCATTTTCAATAAGCTTCCAAATTCTTTTTAATTTGTTTATATAATCTTCCAGTTTGTCAATATCATCTCCAGCCTGTTCTGAGATCAAATATACTAATGTATCCAAACGTACCTTAGTATGGTCTACGACTGATTTGCAGAAAGTGGTGCAATAGACATCCTTAACTTTCCCAATAATACCGTCAGATGTATAATTATAACGCCATGAAGATATATCAACTCGAATTATCGCGTTATGTTCCATACCAACAACATATATATTTTGTTGACATTCTCCAGCCTGCTCATTTCCTAAAATTGTCGACAAGCCAGTTTTCACCAACCCCTTAAACCCATCGACTAATCCGCTTTCTCCGGTAAAAAAGGCATCAATTACTTTATCAATACTATCCGAAGCTCCAGATTTTACATTACAACGATACTCATCGTACCATCTGATTTGCGTATCAGGAATAACTCTTATTTTTTCTTCAGCAGACGGATTCAAAAAAATTTTCTCTAACTTCTCTTTTTGCTCATTTAATTTCCCTTGAGCTGCATTTATGAGGAATTGAAGTTGTTCTTTAGTTTGAGCTTCTTGTGATTGATCCAACATTTCCCTAATTTGAGCCATTTCCTACTCCTTAAGAATAATTGGTTTCAAGGTTGTCAATCATTATGGCAACATATAAAACTATAGCCCATTAAATTCATTCCATATTATTTAGACACAAAAAACATTTCATTTTTTGATGTATAATAAAAAAGAATTTATTAATTGATAAATTATTAATAGATGTTCACTAAAAAGTTAACGTATAGTAGAACCTGCAACATTGCGGGCCTTTAAACTTAATCACCAAAAGGCGCAAAAATCCATAATCATGTAGCGTACGGACAACTTCGGACAAAATCAAGCCCCACGTTGTAAAAAAACTAAATTTTTCCGCCATCATCATTAAAACGCGTGGCATTCTGAAATGCACTGTCTGCCCTGGATTCTTCTCTGTAACAAATCTCCACCAGCGACTCCAGAAAAGGTTTCCAGTTGCGGGTCCACGTTCTGACATGCAGATCTGGAACACGTTTTAGTATCGCTTTATAGGCTGCAGTAGACGGTACCGCAGAAAATCCCTTCCCGCCGCAACGCTCACAGGCTTTAAACACCGGCGCACCACACTCGCTTGTGGCTTTGCGGTCGAGCACCTCACCCTTACCACCGCAACGGCACCGGGCGCTTATCGTTCCCTTACCTTCGCAGGCGTCACAGACTGTCGGCACTATCTCCGTTACCTCTGTCCACTGCTCCCAGTCTGACGGACGAACGGCACGGGAACGGCTGGCCCAGTATGGCGCTTTTCCCCACGGATAAGATACTTTGCGTGTTGTCTGCGTCCTGGTAATTCGTCCGCTGCCTTTACAGGTGTGACATGCCACAGTGGTGGCCGCCGAACGGGAATATTCAGCAAAGGCAAACTGCGCCAGTACCTGCATACACCATCCGAACTCACATCCGGCGGCCTTCCTGACGTTCTTCGGAGCCGTCTCCATCGCATGTCGCGCCAGCGCCTGTACCGCCAGTTGCTCATCCGTTTTGCTGATCCCGGCCTTACCGAAAAATGCTGACAGACCAAACCGCGCGCGGCTGCTGGTGGTACCAATAGCCGCCATAACATCGGTGCCGGTGATACGATCCGGAGAGGTTCCTTTCACGTCGTCGCTGATGTGCATTCCCTGAGGGCTAAAGTGTTTTAGTGATGCCTCCAGTTTCATTCTTCACACTCCCCTACCAGGTTAAACATCACCGCCGCGCCGTGGTTTTCCATGTACTGGCCCTTTTCACTTGCAAGGAACCAGCGGCACACCTCCTCGGCTTCAGCACGCGTCACGGGTTTGATGGTTGCCAGCAATTTTTCGAGATAACGCTCACGGTCATACACTGTTTTATGATGTTCAGAATAACCATATCCGTTACCGAGTTCCCTACCAGCAGTGTGGCGAACCATTTCACCAGACTTACCAACTTCAGAAGGTTTAATCATTAAGCGTTCTCCATTTACGCCAGCACGCCAATTGCCAGCGCGCGATCGATAAAACGAAATATCAACTCCAGTTGAGAGCCGTATTTCTCTTCGAATGCCACGGTGTCCGCATGTAACTCATTGTGATGCGTTCTGCACAACGGCAGCACAAAGAGGTCATGCGCCTTTGTTCCCATCCCTCCCTGACCGTAGCCTATCAGGTGGTGCGGATCATCCGCCTGCTTCCCGCAGCAGGCGCACGGCTGGGATTTAACCCAGCGGGTATATCTCTCATTGACCCATCGATGGCGTTTCGGACGTAACATGAAGCTTTCCGGCGATTCCGGATCAACCCTGAGCGCCAGTACCTTTTTCGCCTTATCCTGTACAATGCTGGTGGCCGGCACCGAGGGAACAATTTCACTTTCACGGGTAGCTGACTGGACAATTGCCTTCGGCATCCTTAATGCTTTTCTCGCAGCGCTCTCCGGTAAGACTTCTGCCAGGTCATTGCGTACCATCCACCAGCACAGTTCCGGGAGCGTGACTGCGTGCATATCGTCAAAACCCAGATCACGACAAACAACCGATAAAATCCATTTTGTCGTATTCTCCACAGCTATTGATTCCAGCCGTTCCGTAAACTGTTCGCGCAGCAGGTTATCGCAGTGCCAGCACAGTCGGATTGCCCCCGGGGCGTGGCGCATGGTTGTCATCTGTTCACTGTGCCAGTCTGAATGCGGCCACTGACAGCCATTCCCCCGGAGTAGCCAGCTTTCCAGACTATCCAGACCACCAGCACGATAGATAACCGACTCATTACGGAACACATCACGAACAGCAGGATCATCCGCCAGCGGCTGTGATACCGCCGGGACCGCGCCGCAGGCGAAAGATGAATATTGCTCCGGCTCTGGTTCAAGCAGAACACGCCCCTGCATAAACAGGGGCATCAGTTCCGATCCCGGCCTGAACAATACAACGCCCATACGAGGAGCAATTTCAGGGGTCAGTAACGCTCTCACGATCACCTCAATGAACGGTATCGAGCAGCTTCAGCAGCTCAGGGAATTTGGACTCGAAGAAATGCGGCTGCGTCTCGCGAGGGTTTGCCGGGCTGGTGATGTTTTTGCCGAACATGCAGCCTTTCGCCGTCAGCGACCAGAATTTTTTAATGCCGTTAATCGCGGAACGACTGTAACGTTCACGATGTTCAACAACACCCAGCTTCGCTAACTGCTGATACGCCTGATTAGCCGTCATCCGGATACCATGCTGTTTTAACAGCGCGCTCAGTGCCAGCGTCGGGCGGCTTGAACCATCCAGCGCGCCAGCCGGAGCATCAATGGCATATTGTGGCGCCAGGTTAGGTAGTCCCACTGCCTCCTGGAGTTTCTGGCACGCGCCCAGTACCGATGAATTGGACAGGTTTAACTCTTTGCGCATAAAACCCAGCAGAATCACCCCCGCCTGCATCTTATCGGCAGCCATACCAGAAGATGTTTGTGGCGCACTGGTAATCCGATCGAACGTGCGGATCACCTTGAGATGGAAAGATGGGCTGATCCACATTGCATAAGCAAACACCAGTTCTTTGCATACGTATGTACCTTGTTCAGCACCACCGCGAACAGTATTTACTGGAGCGATACCCAAACTTCGGGTATCACTACCGCCCTGAAAAAAGCTAACAGATTGATTTTGTTCCGAGGGTGGAATTCCGCCCTCGGTGAAAAGTTGCTCAATCAGCTCACGGGTTTGCTTATTATCAAGCCAGTACTTCGGACGGTATTTCTGCTCTCCACCCGCAGCCCGGTGCAAATCGTTAAGACAATAGCGCCCATGAACGTCGCGGCGAACTTCGATACCATCAATGACCATTAAATTATTCATGCTTCTTTCTCCATGTTCAGGCGGCTGCACCCGCCCCTGTTTCAAATTTCGTGATCGTGATTTCTACCTTCCCCTTCGGGAAAACTGGTCCCCACTCCACCAGCATTCTCTTTACCTGGCTGTCGTCCTCCCAGACTCCTGCGTGAGTCAGTGCGTCGAACAGCGCTTTGTTATAATTGTCCAAATCCCTGATCCGCTTATCTGGCGGATACAGGATGATTTCTACCGCTGCATGGGTTGATGTCGGTTTCGGTAGTCGACGAAGTTGTTCAATGATGGCGGCACACGTTGCGCTCCGAAATTTGCGTCCCGCCACACTTATCAGGCTCTTTCCGGCAAACGGCCCTTTGTTGGGATGACGCCAGTAAGTGTTTACGCTCGGTGGAAATGGCAGGGCCAATTTCATAGCGTTATCCCCTTTCCCTGAAGAAATGTGATGGCCCGTTCTCTGGCGTCAGCTTCATCAGTAACAAGTGCTTTTATCAGTGCTAGAGTTTCTGCGTCATCGTTACATGTGTTGATACAGATACCCCTCGACACACCTCGGGTTATCGTAATCACTCCCTTTTTCTCCAATGCCCTAAGATGGTCTACTGCAGCATTAGGAGAGCTGCATCCCAGCAGCTCTGCCAATTCGGTATTTGTAGGGGGAAAACCATGCTTACGCTGATAATTGATCAAGGTATCCAGAACATGTTGCTGGCGAGTAGTTAAATTCATCATGCTGCTTGCTCCCGCTTGTTAACACATAACTCAGGCAAATTGGCGCGCACCAGTGCCTCAGCAAATGGAGGCGGAACAGCATTACCACAACGAGCAACTTGCTTGTCCTTCGCATAACGATTTCCCCGGAAATCCTGATCAATTACGTACCAGTCCGGAAATCCCTGCGCGCGATACAGCTCATGGGGCTGTAACATACGCATCCCGATATCAACGATTTGGTAGTTGCAACCTTCGACTGTAACCAGTCCAAAGCGATCATTAGTAGTGACTGTTCCCAAAGGCTCCGACAGTGATACTCCGCTTTTCTCGTTCCCGTAGTACTTCATCAGGAAGGCGCGTACTTCACCGAGGTGCATTCCACCAGCAGTGATTGTCGGTACGGGCTGATCCACTTTTAAACCATCTCTGCATGTGCCCCGAAGATGAACAAGATGAGAAGTGACAACCGCATGGTGATCTGTTGTCGTGACCGTATGGGCTGGAGCATCCATTGCTGCTCCGGGGCCGGAATAGTTGCCGCCGAAGTGTTTTGCAAGAAATGCTGTAACAAGTTGTGATTTACCGCCACCACCAGCTGTAATTGTCGCACTCGGTTCATCTGCACAATGACCAACGCTAGCCCCGAACTGACGTGCGATAACCGGTGCAACCAGACAGGCGCGGGACTGCCTCAAAATGGTATGCGCGGGTTTATCAAGTGGGCGCGGCTTAGCCTGGTATTCACTTCCACCATTTCCAGCAATAAATGGCGTTACCAATGCATAACCATGAGTTTTAGTAATGGTCTGCAGTGGTTCGTCCAGTCCCTGTCCACGGAAACAATCATAATTTGAACGATTACTGGTATGGTTACACTTCACGATAAAAGGCGTTGGATTATCTAGAACAAACCGCTGTATCCCTCGAGCTATACGTTTCAGTGTATTGTCAGCAAGCGGCTTCTTACGCCCAAAAATACTTGGACACGGTATTGACCAGTCAATACACTCCGCGGCTGTTCTCCACGGTGCACGCCGACCACTTTGCACTTCCAGTGATTTCGGATCACCGTGAGTAGGTTCTGGCCAGCGAATCTGTTGACCATCGCAACGCATAACCATGAAGAAGCGCTTGCGGATCGTCGGCGCGCCGTAATCACACGCGCGTAGTTCGCGATAATCAACATCATATCCGAGCCCATCCACCAGCTTTTGCGCCTGCTCGCTACCTCTTTCGATAGACAGGAACTCACAAACCTCAGCCAGTGCCGGGTGATCAGCAGGAATGCCAGTGGAAAGCATGCCGACAAATGCATTGAATGTTTCGCCAGTGCGGGCAGGATCCGGACGCATTTCATCTGCCAGCAGCGGTCCCCACGTTTTAAACTCTTCCACGTTCTCCAGCATCATCACACGTGGTCGCTTCGCCAGTGCCCAACGCAGAACAATCCAGGCAAGACCGCGTATCTCTTTTTTCACAGGCTTAGCGCCTTTTGCCTTCGAGAAGTGTCGGCAGTCCGGGCTAAACCACGCCAGGCCGACTGGATTACCTCCGGTGGCGGCTACCGGATCCACGTCAAATACGGATTCACAATAATGCAGTGTGTCCGGGTGGTTCGTCTTGTGCATCGCAATGGCGTTTTCGTCGTGGTTGATCGCAATATCCACGCTGCGCCCGATCGCCAGTTCAATACCCGTTGATGCGCCACCGCCACCAGCAAAGTTATCTACGATAATCTCACGCATGGGTTACCCCCTGCATGCTGCCAACAAGGCCACGGGCAATTGCGATAATTTCGCTGGTGGCCGTCCGCTCCAGCCAGAGTTGATTGATGTTGGCTTTCAGTTTGTTCTGCTGGGCCTCGCTCAATACATCAACGCCTTCCACCTGGTTAAACACCAGGCCAACCTCGAGAGGCCAAATACGCGATTCAACTTCTGGTAATGTCAGCGGCGCAGGTGGCTGTACTGTTTCTGCCTGCTGGGCCTTGCAAGCGGCAAATGTGACCAGCGACATGAACGCCTTCCCTTTTTCTTCCAATTCGGTACGGCTGATGTAGCTGAAATGCTCGCCGCGCCAGGACTTATCGAAGATTGCAATGGCGCCAGCAAAGAAAGCACCAGTGGGTTTCTGCTTATTGTCCGCAGGAACAAACCACACTGGGAGATCGAAACCAAT